CAGATGTTCAAGGCCCTGAACAGCATGCGCGGCTCCGCGTTCGTCGAACCGGAATGGATGGTCATCCACCCGACGGACTGGCAGATCATCCGGCTGCTCAAGGACACCGCCAACCAGTACCTCGGCGGCGGTCCGTTCATGGGGCCGTACGGCAACGCTCAGGTGGCGTCGATCAACGCCCAGCTCACGGGCGACGTCGACGCGTTGTGGGGCAAGCCGGTCTACGTGACGGCGAACGTCGGTGGCGCCGGGACGGCGCTCGTCGGCACCCGCGCCAACGCCCAGATCTGGCGGCGCGGCGGTCTGTCCGTAGAGGCGACCAACTCGCACTCGAATTACTTTGCAATCAATCTAGTTGCAATTCGAGCCGAAGAACGCCTAGGGCTCGCCGTATACCGGCCCGGCGGGTACGTAGAAGCCCGTCTCGCGGTCGGCCCCGGCGGCTAGACGGCCTGGGACTCCGGGTCGGGGCCGGCACACCCCCAGGCCGGCCCCGACCTCGTCCAGGAAAGCTTGAATGCCCGACCCGTTCATCACCCAACAGGACCTCACCGACTACCTCGGCCGCGACGTCACCGCCGACAACGGCGCGTTGATGGCGTGCGACGCCGCCTGCGACATGATCCGCGACATCACCGAGCAGGACTTCAACGCCGAGACGACCACGATCACGCTGGACGGGACCGGCACCGACGGGCTCGTGCTCCAACAACAGCCCGCCACTCGCGCCGGCACCGTACTCGTCAACGGCGGGACGATCACCGATTACATGCTCTCGGGCCAAGGGTTGCTGCTGCGCGGGACGGCGGGCAGCAATCCGCGGCCGCTCTGGCCACTCGGCCGCCAAAACGTCCAGGTCACCTACGACCACGGCTACACGCTGACGCCGACCAACAACGTCCCCCGATCGATCCGGATGGTCGCCCTGTCGATCGCCGCGCGGCTCGTCGTCCAGGGCGCCGTGCAATCCGAGACCGTCGGCGACGTCACCGTCGATTACGGCATGGCCGCGTCTGATTTGACCGTGAACGAGCTCAGGATTCTCGCCGGCTACCTCCAGACCCGGAGCTTCTAGATGCCGCTCTCGACGTTCCTCGACGGCCGCCCCGCGATCCAGCTCCGCGGTCTTCAGTGGCTGGCGCTCAGCGACCTCGCCACCGTCCAGACCCGGCAGATCAACTCGGATCTCGGCGGCGGCGGAACGTCCGTCTGGCAGACAGGGACGACCGTGGCGTGCCGGATCTGGCCCGTCACCATCCGCGGCAAGGGGCGCGTCATCGGCGGCGCGCTCAGCGAATACTCAACCCACTTCTTGGCGACGCCGCTAGGGACGAAGATCGGCCTCGACGACCGGGTTGTGATCGTCGGCCGCGGCACGTTCGAGATCACGATGGCGCTGGACCGCACCGCGCCGCTGACCTCGATGTACGAGGCGTTTCAAACGACGTAGAGATCGTGGGGAGGGGCGCGGCGTACCAGGGGTGGCTCGCCGTCAGCTTCCTCCCCACTCGAAAGCCACCCGAAGGAGACGAATGACCAAACTCTTGTGGCACTCGAATGGCCCGTGGGTCGCCACCGGCTACGGCCAACAAACGGCGCTATTCGCGCCGATCCTCGCCGACCGCTACGAGCTCGCGATCTCAGCCTTTTACGGGCTCGAGGGCTCGCCGATCCAGTGGAATGGCGTCACCGTCCTGCCAGGGCTGGGCACCGACTTCGGCAACGACACCTTGCCGCTTCACGTCGAGCGCTATTTCGGAGACCGCAAGGGTGGCCTCGTCGTCACGCTCTGCGACGTGTGGCCGCTCAACGCCGAGATGGCCAGGACACTCAACATGATCTGCTGGTGTCCCGTCGATCACGCACCGGCTCCGCCGAACGTCCTCGAGTTTCTCCGCGCCAGCGAAGCGGTCCCGGTCGCCATGTCCCGCTTCGGTGAGCGGATGCTCGGGCCGTTCGACCCGCTCTACTGCCCGCACGGCGTCGATACCGAGACGCTCCGCCCGCACGACAAGGCCAAGGCCCGCCGCGGCCAGTTCCCCGAGGGTGCGTTCGTCGTCGGGATGGTCGGCGCGAACAAAGGTCACCCGTCCCGCAAAGCGTTTCCCCAGGCGCTACTGGCGTTTTCCCGGTTCGCCCAACGCCACAACGACGCGTACATCTACCTTCAGACGACGCTCGACAGCAGCGAGGGCGGCCCTCACCTCGGGCAGATGATCCAGATGCTCGGGATCCCGCTGGACCGGATCAAAATGACCGACCAATACGGGCAGCACTACCGGCCCTACTACACAAACGACATGGCGGAGCTCTACTCGGGCCTCGACGTGCTACTGAACCCGTCGCTCGGCGAGGGGTTCGGTATCCCTATCGTCGAGGCCCAGTCGTGTGGAGTGCCCGTGATCGTCAACGACTTCTCTGCCATGTCGGAGCTCTGCGGCGCTGGCTGGAAGGTCGGCCACACCCCGTACTGGTCCGGCTTGGGGTCGTGGATGGCCAACCCGAACGTCGATGAGATCGAGCAGGCGCTCGAGGAGTGCTACGCGCTGTCGGCGCCGGCGCGGGCGCGGCTGTCCGAGCGGGCGCGAACGTTCGCCCTCCAATACGACATCAGGCGGGTGGCGGAAGAGTTCATGCTCCCGGCGCTTCGCGCGGCCGAGCAGCGGTTCACCCACCGCGAATTGGTGAGAGTCCCGCCGCGTTTGAGGGAGGCGGCGTGATCACCGTGGGCTGGCTGGCCGACGAAGTCGGCTACGTCGGCGGTGCGGAAATGACCGCGGTCGAGTTTCGCCACCACGCCCCGGCCGGGGTGACCATCGTTGACTGCCCGCCCGGCCACGTCGCCCGCTGCGACCGCTACGTCGTCCAGAACTGCGTCACCTACCCGCTCAACGACATTCGCGCCGTAACCACCCGCCGGACGATCAAATACTGGAACGACGTCGGGTCATGGCTCGACCCGGCCGTCCGCCACTGCCTCGAGCGCCCGACCGTCGAGGCGATCTACTGCTCACGGCTCCAGGCGGAATACATGGGCCACGCCGACGGTCTGCTGATCCCGCCGCCCGTCAACTTCCAGCTCTACGAACGGGCGGCCGCGTCGATGAACGGCAACCGCGCCGGCGTCGTGTGCGTCGGGTCGTGGCGAAACATGGGCAAGGGCGCCCAGAACGTCGCCCGGTGGGCCGAACAGCACGGCCCGGTTGACTTCTACGGCGGCGGCCCGTTCGCCCCCGAGGAATCCCGGCAGATCGCGTATCTCGGCATGCCCGCGCTTTTGGCCCGCTACCAGACGTTCGTATTCCTCCCGAGCGTCATCGAGCCGTTCGGTCGCTCCGTCGCCGAGGCGTGGGCGGCCGGGTGCGAAATTGTGACCAACCAGCTGGTCGGGGCCGTCGAATGGCTGAACGACGACGGGGCGGACGCCATCAGGAACGCCGCCGACGATTTCTGGGGGATCGTGCTCCAGCCGTGACCGTCGCCGTCGTCATCCCGACCATCGACGGTCGCGAGGATCACCTCCAGCGGTGCCTCGCCGCCTACGGCCAGCTCTCCGACGTCCACCTGATCGTCGAACACGGCCACCCGTCGTGCGGGGCGGCGTGGATCGCCGGCGCTAAGAAGGCGCGCTACTTCGACTACATCCATTTCACCGCCGACGACCTCGAGCCGCATCCCGGGTGGCTCGAGCCCGCAATCGAGACGGTCGAGGCGGGGTATATCCCTGCGCCGCTCGTGTTCAACCCCGACGGCACGCTTGACTCGGCAGGGCTCGAGGGGTTCGGCCAGTACCGCGGACCGTACGACGACTGGCAGTACATCGAGGGGACGACCGTGCCGTTCCTGACCCGCGAAATGTGGGAGGCGATCGGGATGATCGACGTCCACTACTGCACCGACCTCTGGGTATCGCGCGTCGGGCGTCTGCGCGGCGGCTGGGGAACCGTCATCCGCACCGAAATGCGGTTCACCCACCACACCGCGGACGTCGGGCGGAACTACGGTCGCGTGTTCTCCGACACCGAAACGTTCGTCAGGCGTTTCCGGGAGGAAGCATGCGCGTCCTAATCACCGGCTCGAGCGGGTTCATCGGCGTCCACCTCGCCGAGGAGCTCCGCGAGCACGGCCACGAGGTGTGCGGCCACGACCGCGAAGACGGCGACCTCGCCGAGTCGAGCGTGTTCGCCTACACCGTCAAGCGAACCAAGCCCGATCAGGTCGTGCATTTGGCGGCGCAGGTCGGCCGGCTGTTCGGCGAGCTCGACGCGATCTACACCGTCCGGGAAAACGCGACGATGACCGCGATCGTCGGCCAGGTCTGCGGCCAGCTCGAAGTCCCCGTCTGCTACGCCTCGACCTCCGAGGTTTACGGCGACCGCGGCGAAGAGATCTGCTGGGAAACCGACCCGCTGACGCTGCCGCACAACCTCTACGGACTGACCAAACGGTGGGGCGAAGATGCTCTCAGGCTGTACGCGCCCCTCGGATTGCGAATCGTGCGGCTTTCCATGCCTTACGGCCCCGGAGCGCCTCCAGGAGCCGGACGACGCGCCCTGGACACCTTCCTATGGCACGCGCACCACCGTCAGGCGATCACCGTCCACCGCGGCGCCGAGAGGTCATGGTGCTGGGTCGGCGACACCGTCCGCGGGATCAGGCTCGTGATCGAGCGCGGCCGGCGCGAGATCTACAACGTCGGGCGCGACGACCGGCCGCTGACCATGCTCGAGCTCGCCCGCAAATGCTGCGACCTCGCCGACGCGCCGTACTCGCTGATCGAAGAGGTCGATCCGCCCGCCATGCAGACGGTCGTCAAACGCCTCTCGACCGAGCGGCTGCGACACGAGCTCGGATGGCGGCCGACGCTCGAGCTCGATGAGGGGCTGCCGCTGGTCTACGAGTGGGTAGTTCGTTTCCCGATGGCCAAGCAAAGGAGGCCTGATGACGCGATACGAGGTGACCGGCATCCCGATCGGAGCGCCGTTCACGGTCCTGCAGACGCGAAGCGTCGGGGACGTGTTTGAAGAAGACCTAGATCCCGACGTCGAGCAGATGCTCATAGGTTCCGGGGCGCTGCGCGTTCTCGGCGGCGCGAGGGCAGCCAAGAAGTCCGAGCCGGAACCTGCGCCGGAACCTGCGCCGGAACCAGAGGAGGAGCGGAGTGAACCCAAGCCCGCACAGACGAGGCACCAGCGTCCCGCACCCCGAACCAAGCGCTGAGCCGAAGGTCGAGGCGAAGCCTGAACCGGCCGGCGAGGTCTGTCCGACGTGCACCGGCCGCGGGGTGATCTCGTTCGCGACAGAAGACGTGCCGTGCGCCAACTGCGGCGGGACGGGAAGGGTGACAAGTGCTCAAGAGCCGGTTTCCGCAGATAGCGGCTGACCTACACCCGGCCGTCCAAGCCAAGGTCGTCGAAGGCGCCGGGATGGTCGCCGAAACCGCCAAGGCGCGCGTGCCCGTGCTGACGGGCCGGCTCCGCGACGCCATTCACGTCGATGTCGAGCTCGGGGTCGGCACCTACGTCGTCGCCGGCACCGACCAGATTTGGTACGGGCTGTTTGTCGAACACGGCACTCGCCACGCCCCCGCCCACCCGTTCCTGCTGCCGGCGCTCGAAGAGAACCGGGCGACGATCGAAGCTGAGGTCATCGGCGCGATCCGGAGGGTCAGCGAGTGAGCACCCCTGTCCGCCGCGCGCTGTACGGCAAGCTGGCCGGCGACAGCACCCTGACGGGAATGCTCGGAATTTCCGCCCCCGGCTACGGTCAGTCGATCTACCACGACCAGGCGCCCGAAGAGGCGTCCTACCCGTTCGTGGTTTTCTCCAAGAGCTCAGGCGTCCCGACCGAAGTTTTTCATACGGCCGCCTTCGCGATCGAGACCGACGTGTGGCTGATCAAGGGCGTCGATCGGAACACCACCGCGGATAAGGTCGAGGCGATCGCCGACCGTCTCAAAACGTTGTTGAACGATGGGACCATTTCGATCTCGGGTTACGCCCAGCTGTACCTTCGACGACAGAGCGACGTCGAATACCCCGAGACCGAAGAGGGCGTCATGTACAAGCACTGCGGGTCGCTCTACCGCCTGACCTTCACCAACCCCTAAGCCACCCCTCCGTCCGGGTGCCGCGCTCGCGCGGTCAGCCCAAAACACAAATCGAAGGGATAAGCATGGCCAAGCAGACGTTGACCGACGCCTTCATCACGATCCAAGGGACGGCGGTATCAGACCACGCCAACAACGTCGTGTGGGAAGACAAAGCGGCCGAGATCGACTTCACGACCTACTCGGCCGCCGGCTACACCCAGTACGGCATGGGCATGAAGGACGCGACGATTACCGTCTCGTTCTTCCAGGACTACGCCGCGGGCTCGATCCACTCGATGCTCCAGCCGCTCTACGCGACCGGCGGCACGTTCACGCTGACGGTCAACCCGTCGAGCCAGCCGACGTCGGCGACCAACCCAAAGGGCTCGATGATCGCCCGCCTGTTCTCCTACTCGGGGATTCAGGGCAAGGTCGGCGACGCCTTGACGCTCGACTGTGCCTTCCGCAACGCGGGCACGGCCGGCATCGTCTGGGCGACTGCCTAACAACAGGCCCCGCACCGTGCGGGGTGACTTCACCAATAACGACGGTCAGCGGCGCTGCCGTGCCGTCGAGGAGGATTCATGCCCATCGCATCAAAGGAGGCCCTACTCGGGGCGTCCGACCTCGTCGAGCGCGAGGTAGAACTACCGTCGATCGGCCTCACCGTCCGCGTTCGAGGGCTGCCGGCCGAATACTCAAACCACGCCATCAGTGCCGCGCTCGAGGTCGTTTCAGGGCGCGGCGGCGAGCAGACCGCTCGCGTCAACACCGCGAAGCTCGAGGAATTGCAAGTGTTGCACGGGCTGATCGAGCCGAAGCTCGACACGCTCGAAGAGGTCCGCCAGTTCGCGCAACACACCGGCGTCGCGTGGCGAAAGGTGCTGGCCGTCATCGACGAGATCTCGGGGATCGATAAGGAGGCGATCGACCGGACCAACACCACCTTTCGAGCTGGCGGACCGAGCCCGGAGGGGTCATCAGAGGTCAATGGTTCTGGCCCCGGGGATAGTGGACCCGATCTTCCTGCATGAGCTGGCGCTCGAGCTCCATATGCCCGTCGGCGAGATGTGCCGGCGGATGAGCGCCTACGAGCTCACCGTCTCCTGGCCGGCCTACTTCGCGTACCGTCAGCGGATCCAGGAGCGCGAGGAGCGGCTACGGGGGGCCCGGTAGATGGCGACGCCCGCCGCCGTCCTGTCGATCCTGATCGACGCCCAGACGGGCCGGGCGACCGTCCAACTGATGCAGATGCAACGCCAGTTGGAGGCGACGAACCGCCACGCCACGAACCTCGAAAAGTCGTCGCACCGGGCATCGGGCGGGATTCTCAGCATCGGCAGCGCCGCAGGGCGGGCGGCGCCCAGCATCCGCGGCCTCGCCTCCGCCGCACTCGCCGCCGGCGGGGCTTTCGCCGCGTTCGCCGCCGCCAAGGACGCCGTCACCTTCACCGAGAATCTGGCCTACGCGACGTCGAAGCTGTCGGCGACGACAGGCATGGACGCCAAGACCGCCAGCTCGTGGATTGAGGTCATGAAGGTCCGTGGCGTGGCGCTGAACCAAGTCCAGATGGGGTTCATCACCCTCGCCAAACAGGTCACGGCGGCCGAGAGCGGTACCAAGAAGTCCGCGGAGACGTTCAAGAAGCTCGGCGTGTCGATGGACACGCTCAAGACCGGCGACGTCAACAAGATCATCATGGGCGTCGCCGACGGGTTTCAGCGGCTCCACAATCCGCTCGAGGCGTCGGCCTACGGGTCGCAGCTGTTCGGCCGCAACGCCAAGGCACTGATCCCGATTCTTGCCCAGGGCGGCGCGGGACTCCAAGCCGCGCTCGGCCAAGCGCAAGCGTTCGGCGCGTACATCGGCACCGACGCCCAAAAGAAGCTCGAGCGCTACCACTCGGCGCTCCTCGGCTTCAAGCTCGGGCTGGACGGCCTGAAAATCTCGTTCACCGAGTCGGTGTTGCCCTACGTCGCGAAGGCGATGGGCGCAATCGACAAGTTCATCCAGCAGATCCGGTCCGGGAAGGGCGCGGGGGGTGAGTTCGCCAACGCGATCTCGACTGCGTTCGGGCTCGCCAAGGGCGCCATCGACGGTCTCGTCGACACCGTTGGCGGGCTGAGCAATTTCCTCACCGTCCTCGAGGCGATCCTCGCGACGTTCCTGGCGTTCCGGGCGGTGTCGGCGATCGTCAGCGCCGTCACGTTCGCGCTGAACCCGTGGACGCTCCTGTTTGTCGCCGTCGCCGGGGCCGCCTACCTCATCATCAAAAACTGGAGAGAGGTCGGGCCCGTGCTGACCGGGGTGTTCAACACGGTCAAACAGGCCGCCCAATCCGCCGTCGAATGGGTCACCACCGCCTGGCGCAACGCCGCCCAGGGGGTCACGACCGCCTGGCGCAACGTGTCGGCTGTGCTCGGGCCGACGATCACCAACCTGGGGATTATCTTCAGCCGGGCGTTTGGGGTGATGAAGGTGGCGATTCAACCGCTGCTCGGCGCCCTCAAGCTCCTCGTGACTGTCGGCGGGTCGCTCCTCGGCCCGTTCTTCACTTGGATCCAAAACACGGCCCAGAATACGTTCGACACGCTTATCGGGATCTTCCAGGGCGCGTTCAACATCATCCGCGGGGTAATCGCCGTTTTCGCCGGGCTGCTGACCCTCGACTTTAAGAAAATGTGGAACGGCATCAAACAGGTCTTCGGCGGGGCGATGCAGGCGCTGACGTCGATCATCAAGGGCGTCTGGAACGACTTCTACAACGCCGGCAAGTTCATCATCGGCGCGATCGGGTCCGGCATCAAGGCCGTCTGGGGCAACGTCGCCGGGATCCTCAGCGACTTTCTCAACGCGCTACTGACGCCGATCAACATCGTCCTCTCGGCGATCGGCGTCAAACAGATTCACGTCAACCTCGCCGGCGGTGGCGGAGGCGGCGCGGGGAACGTTTCGGCGGGCACCGGCGCGCGGCTGGCGGGCGCCGGCGGCCGCGGCGGCTACGCCACCGGCGGCCTCGTCACTACGCCCGGCTACTTCGCCGGCGAAGAGGCGCCGCAACACCCCGAGGTGATCCTCGCCACCAACCCGCGCTATCGCCGCCGTAACCAGGACCTCTGGGCGCAAGCGGGGCGGATGCTCGGCATGCCCGGGTTCGCCCAGGGCGGGATCATGGGCCAGCTCGAGGGCCTCTGGACGGGCGCCGGCGGCCCGGCGGGCGTCGCCCGGGTCGCCGCGGCGATCGCGCTCGCCGAATCCGGCGGGCGCAACGTCATCCAGCAGGGACAGCCGTACGCGACGACCGGGTGGGGGCTCTGGCAGATCACGCCCGGCAACTCCGAATCGATGTTCGGCGTTGACCAGGCGTTGCTCAACCCCAAAAACAACGCGCGCGCCGCCGTCGCCAAGTTCATGCAGGCCGGCGGGTCGTTCAGTCCCTGGACGACGTTCACCAGCGGCGCCTACAAGCAATACCTCGGCGGCGGGGGCGGCGGGATCCTCGACACCATCGGTAACGCGCTCCTCGGGGCCGCCAAAACGCTCGTCCCCGGCCTCGGGTTCGTGATCGACGCCGCCGACGCCGTCACCCGGCTGACCGATAAGCTCCCCAAGGCGCCGAATCTGCCTGGGTTTCTCTCGCACCTCCCGTCGTGGCTGCTCGGCAAGGCGGAAGACTTCATCAAGAGAGAGGCCGGCAGCCTGTTCAAAGCCGGCCCGGGTGGCGTCGCCGGGTCCGGCGCGGCGGGCGTCAGAGCATTCGACGGGCGCCCCGTCGCCGACTGGATCACCCCGATCCTGTCGTGGGCCCGCAAACACGGGTGGGCGGGCGCCGTCACCAGCGGCTACCGAACCCCCGGCCAGCAGATGGCCGCCGCCGAAGGCTACGGGCTCGGCCACTACGGCCCCGGCGGCCCGCTCGCCTCCAACCACACCAAGACCGCCTACCCCGGCGGCGCGGTGGACGTCACCGACCCCGCCCAGCTCGCCTCCGTCCTCCGCGGCTACCCGGGCACCCCGAACCTCGTGTGGGGCGGCCCGGTCATGGGCGACCTCGTCCACTTCTCCGCCACCGGCCACAAGATCGGCGGGATCTTCGGCCGCGTCCCGTACTTCCAGCCGGGCGGGATCCACGGCGTCGCGCCCGCCTCGGGGCGAAGCCTCCCGTACGCCCGGCCGCGAGGAATCCGCCGCGCGAGAACGCCGAGGACGACCTCGACCGCGCTGGCGCACGTACCTAAGGTCACCTCGCGTCGGGCGGCGCCGAAAAGCCACCCCAGGCTACCGAAGGCGCTCCGGGCGATCCCCGGGGATTTTCCGCTCATCAACCGCGGAATCTCACAACTGTCGAGCCTGTTCAGCAGCCGCGGAGTCGTCGCTCAGCTCGCGGACCGCTACCAAGCCACCGACGCGCTATTCCAGGCCACCCACCCCAACCTTCAATACATCGTCACTCCGACTGACGGGTCGGCCCCGTACGTGGACCAGGCGGCCGTTGACGCCTCCTCGCAAGAGCTCGAGCAACTGTTCGGCTGGCAGGCCTGGATCAAGAACTACTACGAGCAGGCGGTGGGCCTGATCGACCCGCTGCTGAGGCGGATCAAGAACGAAACCGAGATTCGCCAGCGGCGGATCGCGGCGATCAGAAAACGGATCGCCGAGAACCTCGCGAGGATCAAAGCGTTTCTCGCGCAGATCGACCGGATCAAACACGCCGGGACGCTCGACAGCCGCGCGAGCCTGCCGTTCCCGGTTCCGAGATCCGGCAAGGCCGGCATGGGCGAGCGACTGGCCAACGCCGCCTTCGTGGCCAACCGCCGCTCGCGCGGCTGGGCGCGCTCGGACGCGATCGCGGCGATCACCAAACAGGTCAACGCGATCAAGGACGAGAACGTACTCCTGGGCGGATCTCGCGACGCCATCGGGACCGGCGGGACGTTGAAGACGTTCACTACCCAGCTCACGGCGCTCGGCAACGCCAGCACGTCGGCCCTCCAGTACCACGACGACGTCGTCGGGGTGAGCGGCATCGGCGGGAACCTCAACCAGGCCAGGGTCACGCTCGCCCAGCTCCAGCAGCAACTCTCGGACGTGTCGCCCGCCGGGTTGCAGAGAGCATTGGCGGCGGCGGGTCCGGGGACGGCGGCGGCCACGCCCACCGTGGACGTCGCTCTTCTCACCCAGCTCGCCGGGACGTCGGCCGCGCGGGCGGCCGTCTCCGAGGCCGCGTTGCGGGTCTTCCAGGGCGCCGGATCGCTACTCCCGCCCTACGGCGGGAGTTTCCAGACCGGCGGTGTCGTCCCCGGGCCGCTCGGGACTCCACGGACGATCATCGCCCACGGCGGCGAGCGGGTAAGCCAGACCGGCGAGATTCAGGTTCAGGTCGTGATCCTCGACGGCGCCGTCGACCCCGACAAGATCCAGGTCGTCGCGACCAACGCGGCCGTCCAAGTGGTCCGCAGCCAGGCGCGCTCCGGGTCGCGCGTCCTGCCCGGCGCCGGCGGAGGGGCGATCAGATGACCGAAACCATCGTCCTCGACCCCACGGCCGTTGCGGTCAACCGGACCCAGCTCGACATCACCTCCTGGGTCAAGGCGCCCGAAGGCATCGACTGGGGCGACGCGGCGATCAGCGCCTTCATGGCCGACATGGCCGTCGGGTCGGGGCCCGTCGATTTCCGGCTGCCCAACCGGCAAGTGAAGATCCCGATCATCCTCAAGGACATCCCCGGGACGACGTTCGCGACGATCCGCGCGAACCTCCAACGCAAAGTCGGGATCCTCCAACGCGAAGGCGGATGGCTGCTGCGGCAAACCGACTCGACGGCGCTCTACGCCGACATTGTGAACGCCACCTTGCACCTCGGCGGGACGTGGTATCAGGCCTACAGCGGGTTCGACGTGGACGTGACGCTCAGCCTCGAGCTCCTCCCCGACTTCTACGGCGACGAGGTGGCGCTCGACACGCTGTCGGGCACCACCCCGGTCGTCTCGACGCTCAAGTCGAGTGGCGTGAACGCCGCGATACCCGGCGACTACTCGGCGCGGGTGCGGATCCAGGTCAGCGACACGTCAGGCAACGACCAGAAGGGCGTCATTTGGGGGTTTCGCTCGCGCTACTACGACGCGACCGCCCCGCTCAAGTACGAGGCCGAGGCGTTGACCGGCGTCAACGGGACGGCGTCGGTGGTGCTCGGCGGCGCGTCCGGCGGGAGCATCATGCAGAACGTCGGCTTGCCGTCCGGCGTGTGGGCGGCCGTCCTCTCGACCGGGGCGCTCCCCCACAAAGGCAGTTATCGGGTGTGGATCAGGGCGTACTCGACGGCAACGACCCCGCCGAGCTACCGCCTTCAGTGGGGCGTCGGGTCGCTGTCGGCTCCGGTGACCAACGACCCGGTTCAGCTCCCGTTGCCGGGAAGCCAGTTCTACATGCTTGACCTCGGCGTGATGCGCCTCGACCCCGTAGTCGTCGGCACCCACCAATGGCAAGGCGTCATTCAGGCCTACGTCCAGACGACCAATGACCAGGTCGGCATCGACGCGGTCATCCTCCAGCCCCTCGACGAGAGCGCCGGCGTCGCCTCTTACGTCGCGGGGCCCGTCGCGAGCTCGATCAGCTCCGGTCAGTACGGCCCCGAGACCATCGCTGACGACGCGGCCACCGGCACTGTCGCCTGGACCATCCCGGCGCAGACCGACCTGCGGCGATGGGACCACGTCTTCGACACCGTCCAGGCCGCGACGCCCTACACGAGCCACTACCTGAAAGCGACCAACTGCCACGCCATCCCGCAACCCTCGGGTGTCGGCACCGGACCGGCGTTCGCGATCCCGGCCGGCGCGACGATCATCGGGATCCGTACCGACTGGGTCACCCAGGCGCCCGGCGCCAGCGCCTCGGCGTACAGCCGGACGCTGCGCCTCGTCAAGGCCGGCGTCGTCCAGACCGGCGCGCCGACCTCGCTGTACGAATACGACTCAGCCGGCGAGCACATCACCTCGGGCGGCAACAACAACACCGACCTCTGGGGCACCACGTGGACGCCGACCGACGTCAACAACGCGGGCTTTGGTGCCGCCCTGTCGATCAGCACCGTGGCCGGCGGCCCCGCGACAATCCAAGCCGACGCCGTCATCGTCTACGTGTTCTACGTCCTCGCCGCCGGCTTCACGGTGGCCAAGGACGCGGTCGTATACGCCAGCCAGACGTCAGAGTTCCGAAGTGACGGCGGCTTACGGGCCGCCGGCGGCATCTACGGGCCGATAGCCGGCCTACGCGGCGACCTTCCCAGGCTCCCCCCGTCGGGGCTCGAAGCCCGGCCCGTCGAGCTGATCGTGGACACGTCACGCGGCGACCTCGTCTCATTACCCGACGCGGGCTTGGACACGGCCTCGGTCGTCGTCCGCTACCGCCCCGTCTACCTGTTCAAGGCATGAGCTTCATCTCCGTCCGCGAACGGATGCCAATGCGCCTCTCAGCGTCTCTGGCGCTCCCCGACGGCAGCTACAAACACCGCTGGGGAGGTGACGGGAAACCCCAAGACGTCATCTCGAACATCTCATTTAGCGACACGATGCCGGGCGGCTTCGAAAAGGCCAGCTGCGTTCTCGAGCGCCGGCCGGGGCTCCCTACGCCCGACCTGTGGGAATTCGAAACTGTCACGTTCGAAGGCGTCGGTGGAATGGTGGCGTGGGAAGGCCGCCTCGAGACGATGCCGCGTCAGTCAGGCGACCAGGCGACGATCACCCCGGGGCT